TGCATATTGCTACGTGGCGCAATGGGCTCCACGGTAGTCGGGGTGTTGCGGCACCACTTGTGATTGAGGATTTGAGACAGGCAACGGGTGGTTTGGAGTCCAACATGCGGCGTGGCGTTGTCGTTGAACCGTCGCCCCCGTTGCTTGGGCTTCACCCTTCCTATGAACATTGTGGCAAGCTTAAGGGTTTGCCAAATGTGATCTCCGCCCGGTCGCGGTTCGTTGAGTCACCACTGTTTCGAGATGAGTTGTTGGCCGGGGTGACCCATGAACCCTCTTTGCTGGGTGAGGTGAACGACTCCCGCTGTGGGGAGGAGACGGCTCTGGACTTCGTCATCAAGGAGATGAATTCTGGTGTCACCGCCATTGGTGAGTTTGACGACAGTGACCTCCGGCACGTTGTTGAAGAGTTTTGGTCTGGCGTAGACATTCGCCACGCTCGTCGAGTGTTGACGTTTGATGAGGTCCTTAACATACCAACAGACCACCCAGGTCTTTCCCCCATAGCGCTTAAACCCTCGGCTGGGTTCCCTTACGCACAGGAGTCTTCTCAACCTGGTAAGGCCGCTTACATCGACGGCGTCGCTCAGCCACACGTTCTGAGGGACACAGTCTTGTTGGACGACTTGCGGGACGATGAGCGCTTGTTGTCCAACGGAGAGACACCAGTGTTTATCTTTTCTGCTGCTCTTAAGAGTGAGCTCCGCTCCAAGAGTAAGATCTTGGCTAAGAAGACCCGCGTAATTATGGGTGCTCCTCTCAACCACACTCTTCTGATGCGTCGTTACTTTGGTTCCTTTATTTCTTGGTCTCAGTCAACGTATTCCGACAACTTTAACGCTATAGGGATGGACCCTTACTCTCGCGATTGGGACCACATGATACGGTACCTGGCTGAGGTTGGGGAAAGTGGTTTCGACGGGGACTATCAGAAGTTTGAGCGTTGTCTGACCACGCAACTCGGTGCGGCGGTGGTGGACATTATCGACTCTTGGTACGGGGAGGTGTCTTCAATCCGTAGGGCCCTTTTTTTGCCCGTGTTGCGGACTTACATTCGTGTTGGCAACACCTTAGTCATGAGCCCCTGGGGTAACCCCTCTGGTGTGGCTATGACGACTATAATCAACAATCTTGTCAATCGTCTCTTACTTTCCTTGGCTTTTCTTCACCTTGGGCGTGCGTTTGGCGCGTCTCTGAGCTACATGGCGCGCCACGTGCGCCTTAAGGTGATGGGTGATGACCACCTTGTAACCTGTTCACCTAGTGTTCCTTGGTTCAATTTCGCTTCCGTTCAAGCCTTTTTCTCTGAGAAGGGTATTGTTTATACACCGGCGGACAAGGACGCCCCACCTTACACTTACCGATCACTTTACGAGTTAGAGTTTCTTAAGCTCACGACGGTCCGGCGGTCAGACGTTCCGGGAGTGAGTTTCTTTGGTGCACCTTCGCGGGCTAATTCTCTCAAGTGCCTTAAGTACGTTTCTAAAGTGCTACCCCCCAGTGAGGCACTAGTCCAGAATATGGATGATGTACTACGGCGAAATTTTGGTTGGGGACAGACCTACTACAACACTTTTCGTTCAGAATTATTTCTGGCCTTGGGGCGTGTGGGTATTCGGTGTTCTTTGATAGACTTTCGGGCTTGTCTCTGGTTGTACCAGACTGGTGACCTTGTCACGGAGGATCCAGAAGAATTCAGCTTCGACACCGGCGAGCGCACCCGATTCTGGTCGGCACCATGTGTCTCTCAAATGCTTCGCACTCGAGTGGTAAACGATGGCGAACTTGAGAGTGACCAGGCTCAAGCTGGTGGCTCTGATCGTCTGAGTGTTGTCGAATTAGGACCAACTTCGCCTAACGGAGTTCCTAGCGGACCGCCGCGGGGTGTTGTGTGGGTTGAGGACCTTATGACACGTTATTGGCAGTTTGCTTACCTTGAGTCTGAGTCTGTTGAGATTCCTTTT